TTAAGTCATCACCATCCCAATATAGTTCTTTTACTATGTGAGAAGCGTTTTTTAACGAGACTACGGGCGTTTCAGGATGATCTAACTCTCCAAAAGCATTTCCTTTTTTGACGAACTCTTTCACGTATCTTTCCGCTTCTCTCTTAAGAAGATCTTTACTGTATACTCTACCGTTTTGATTCTCTGCTGAAGCTCTTTGCATTACTCCTTCAACTTCAAATACACCAGGTTTGGTTTTTGATTCCTTTAAAGTAGGTTTAAAAGGTGTTACGTCTACTAATAATTGTGCCATATTATTTTTCTTCTTTTTAGTTTTAGTATCTCCAGTATTTACTTAAACCGTATCTTTCTAATTTATCATTACCATGTTCAACATCATCTGGTAGAATATAATCATCAATTTCCTCAGCAGATGTATTATTATCAAATATAAAAACATCAGCATTACTTATAATAAGGTCTTGTTCTCTATCAGATAGTAACTCATCGTAAGCTTCGTAATCAGTCATATCATCATCCTGGTAAACGATTGTAAAAGGTTTATCACTTATTTTTTTAGGCGTAAATTCTTCTTTTAATAAGCGATTTTCTGCCAAATATTTTCTTAGATTAAAATTTTTCATTTTATTTTATTTGTTCTTTTTTTCGTTAATACCAAAAATATTCTTCTTAGGACCTTCTTGGGCAATAGGTAATGATCTAACTGGTTTAATGTTAGGTAAATTTAATCCTCCAGTAAAGGCATTTTTCATAACAGGTCTTAAATCTTTTTTAAATGCGCTCTCAATAGCTGGGGCTAAAAATCCTCCTACTTTTAATCCTTCATCATTTTTTATTTCTCCTAACTTATCGTAAACTTTCTGTATCTTTTCTCTAGTTCTTTCGTAAAATGATTCTATATCATTTACTACATTTTGAAGATCGATAACGGATTGTTTCATTCCTGCAAAGCTTTCGTAGTCATCTGCTATTTTAGCTAGTTGATTAGTAGCTGCTTCTTCAATCATATCATCTTTTAAACTTTTTTTGATAATACCTTTGATAGCTTCTTTAAGTTGTACAGATTGTTTTTCTGTGATTCTATATTCTTCAACTTCTGCTTCTGGTTCTACTACTTCATCATCTGCTAAATCTTTTAAGAACTCTAATGCTCTTTTTAATTTAGGATTAGCAAATAAAGCAGGTTGTTCTTTATCGTCTACTTGGTCTACAAACTTTAAAATAGCTTGAGCCATAGTTTTAGGATTTTTAACGTTAGTATTTATTCTAGTTAAAGTAGCTGAAGGAATTTCTTCTTCATCAACTCTATCGTAATTAGCATCTACAAATAGATCAAAATGAAATACAGGATCTTTTCCGAAATCTCCATCCATGATATCATTTTTATGTGTTTTGATATAATCCTTAATAAGAGAATCTATACCGGGTATCTCTCCATACTTTTCTTTTATCTTACCAATATGAGATGCTAATACTTCTTTTAATACTTTTCTTGTATCAGCAGCACCGCCTGTATAGTTGCTAGGAGAATCAGTTTTAACTTTACCTTTTCTATCGATATTCATTACTTCATCTTTACCCATAGCTTTTTTTATAGCTTTATCTTTTGCAGCCATATAATCATCAGAATCTATATCTCCGTCTCCGTCATGATCTTTACCTTTTCCTTCAGAAGCCATATAGATAGGTTCGATAGCTTTTGTAATTTCTTGTGCAATTGCTAGTTCTTCATTCTTATCTTCTTCTTGATATTGTTCTTCTAAGTTTTCTGAAATAGAATAAATAGCATCTAGCTCAGATGTACCGTCTTGTTCATCCATCAAGGCCTCAGCTTCTGTAAATAATTCGTTAAATACTCCACGTACTACATCTTCATCATGACTAGATGATAATTTACTTTCTAAGAATTTTTTAATATCTGGAAATGTTGCTACGTATTTTTGTTTAAAAGGTATACTTTCTTCTTCGTTCTTTTTTCTTTTGTGACCGTGATGTGAAGATGTAATAACTTCTAATTCGTTTATAGGTATATTTTTTACTGTCTTACTTCCTTCTTTAAAAAATACATCGTAATGAGTTACTGTTCCATCTTCTAATAAAGTATGCTCTCCTTCTAAACAAATACCATGTCCATATTTTTCATGTAATACATGATTAGCACAATCGTGCTCAATTTCTTTCTCTTCGTCTTTTTTATCAATAGTTTCCTTAATATAATTAACTAGATTCTTTTTAAACATTTTTAATGCTTTGTTTCCTTCTTCTTCATCTTCATGTTTAAAAGCATCAATTGCAGTATTGAGGTCTTGATTAGGTGTGTGATAATTTACATCTTCTAATGAGTTATAAATCTTCATCATATGCTCTACCTCTTCTCCTGATGCTCCTTTACCAGGATCTACTTCCGGAATAGCCATTGCAGCTCTAATCATTCCTCCGTAATCAAAGTTTTCAGAATATTTATCTCCTGGTTGATATGCTTCTTTTAAAGTAGCTTTTTTCATTCCGTTGAAAGTATCAACGTTATTTTTCTTACCTACTGGGACCATCTGATCGTTTTTATTTACTTTATCAGATTCGTTACCAACTAAGTTTATATAATGAGAAGGATTTTTTTCTAAGTTGTCTTTTGCTTTCTTTTCTGCTTTAAAAAAGTCGTCAGCATTAAGAGTCATATGAGGCATTAATCCAGCTGCTTGCAACTCAATTCTTATTCCTCTATCTAAAGCATCTAATGAATAAGTTAAGGCAGGTCTTTCATCGTATGATTTTGTTTTAGTAGGTTTTTTTTCAGCCTTAGCTTCAAAAACTAATCCTCTGTTTTTAAGAATTTGTACTGAATCGTCAAATCCATTGAATTGAGATATAAAATCAGGGAACTGTTGTCTCATCTGTCTAACAAATTCTCCTTTAGCCATCTTGCCTTCTTGGACGGCTCTAAATTTTTCAGTTGCTGTTTGTTGTCTCATGTCTATAAATAGTCAAATGCTTTAGTATGATATGGCCTATCTGGACGGCTTATTTTTTTGAAACCTAGACTCTTTGAAACTTTAAGAGCTTTTTTTGCTTTACCAAAAGCGCCCGGTGTTGCATAATTTTCTCCAGCACCAGGAGTAAAAGAAGCAGATCCGCCAGATACGTTTGCTTCTTGCAATTCAGATAGTACTTCTCTTACTAATTGAATTACTTGAGACCTTGTCATAAGTTTTTTAATTCATTAACAAGATCGTAATATTGCATAAGATTAACTAAATGAGTATCATTTACTTTTTCAGTTTTAGCTAAAGGAGTAATATTTTTTACTACTTCCTGTAGTTTAATCTTAACAACATCATCTTTTACTTTTGCAATTAATTTATTAACTTCTTTTAAAATATTATCAAATTCTTTATTTACTAATTTATAAAGTCTACGATTAGAGTTTACTGATGTAATAAATTCTTTAAGAATATTTTTTTGTTCAGGTAATAAATCTTTATACTTATCATTAAATTTTTCTAATAAAATTTTAAATGTAAGCATTTTTAAATCTTTGTCGTATTTACTGTAGTCTTCTATTAAACTGTCTTTAACAGCATCTTTTTCCTGAGGATTAGAAGTTAGATGTTCTAAAATAGTAAACTTATTATCAACTAAAAATTGAGGGTCTACTAAATTACTATTATTCTGAGCTTCTAATAAGCAGTACAGAGCAGCTAGAGGTTTATAAGCTCTAACTTCCATTCCAAAAAACTCTTCTAAATTATAATGTTTTTTAATTTCAGATATAAGCTCATATTTTTGAGCTTTTAAAGTTTTTTGATCTAATTTTCTTGAAACTTCAGTAATAGTGGATAAAACAGCTTCTGCTTTACTCTGTATAAGTTTATTATTTTTAATAAGGAACTCATATAGTTTATACTCTTTTGCTAAAGTACTTTTATTACTATAGAATTTTTTAAGTATTTCTATAGCTTTTGAGTCTTTATTGTCTAGGGTATCTGCTGCTATTTGTTTAACTAACAGTTCAAATATGAGACCAGTATTACGATACTTCGAATGCTTTATCTTCATTATATACGTTTACTATTATAAATATGTATTATTTACCTAAATCCTTGATATTGTCTTCTTTTAGTAACTCGCTATCGTCATCTTTAGATTTTTTGAAAACAATATCTTTCAACATATCTTTATTTTGTAGATAAACTTTCTCTGTAGAGTTGGTTTCCATAACATTATCATTGTCGGAAGGGTAGCCTCCTTTCATGCCTTGCTGACCTAAAGGATCTCTTCCTCCCATAGGGTTATCATTAGTGCCATATATAGAAGCTTTTTCTCTTGGTCTTCCTCCTTCAGGACCTGGCTGTCCCCACTCAGGTGTATCTTCATACCCTGTAGGAACTTCTCCTGGACCTGCTCCTTTTGGTGTAGAAGTAGATCTTCTACCGTACATTGAAGCAAGATCATGAGGTGTACCGTAAGTAGTACCTGATTTAGCTGGGTCATTACCTTCTCCTTCTATCTGTCCTATTCTAAATAGTCTTTTAGAATCTTCTCTAACTAAATCTCTCATTTCATTGTACTTATCTTCTGACATATCAAATATGTTTTCGTATATATAATCAGATGAGAATAATTTAGTATCTTTCATTTGATTAGCAAGATCAACTTTTTCTTTTAAGAGAGCTACTTTTTCTTGTTCAAATATAATAGACGGAGTAGTAAGTTTAATTTCAAAGTTAGTTAAACTTTCACCGGTAAATCCTTGAGAATATAAGTGAACTAATGCTATTTTAGTTAACTCTGATTCCATAATTCGTTGAACTCTTTCAACTGTTCTAGCGAATCTTATATCTTCAGCAGCTAAAGTTGCTTTTCCTTGTAAATCTCCTTCATATCCGAAGTATGCTTTTGGAATCTTAAGTGCTGCAAACATTTTTTGTTGCAAATATTGTACGTCAGTTACACCATCGTAATCTAATCCTTTAGTAGTTTCAATTCTTGTAGATGTATCTCCTCCTCTAACAGGCAGATAATAATCCTCCATCATATTCTGTAGATTAAATTTAAGGTTATATTGTCCTTGATCATCTACATAAGGAGTTTTTTTCATTTGGTTGATAGTTTTTTGCATAAACTGCTCAACTTCATTAGGAGGTACGTTTCCTACATTAATATAGAACATTCTTTTTTCAGGAGATCTCATTATTCTATGAATTAACATAGCATCTTCCATCAAAGTAACTTGTTTAAATATTTTTCTTGCAGGCTCTAAATAAGATCTACCGTAAGGTAGGTAATGAGTATCTGAGATTAATCTAAAATGAGCTATTTCGTAATTATCAAATTCAACTATTTTATCGTTCTTTTTTCTTTTAGGTAAATATTGAGGATTTTGTGATGATGCTAAACCATCTGGATCTAATTGAAAAATAACTTTAGCAGGATTATCTGGATCTTCTCCTTCTCTCCTTACCATATGGTATACGGTATAAGGTAAAACGTTATAAACTCCAAATTTTTCTGAGATTTCTAGTTTTAAAAAGAAATCACCGTACTTACACATATTTCTAGTCCATGACCATAAGTTAAATTCTATATTTAAGACATCATAAAATAAGTTATAAAGTACTCTTTGTATATTTTCGTCCGAAGATTTTATAGCTAATATTTCATTTTGGTCATTTTTTACTGTAGCTTCGTCAGAAAGTATGTCAAGTGCAGAAGCAATTAATGGATCTGTATCCATAGCTTCATAATCTGAGTATAGTTGAATCCTAAGTGTCTGATAATTTAAATTAGGATTAAATATATTTTTATTATTATAGATATATAATCTAGTAAATCTATCTATTAAGGAATTCGTCTGGTATCTACCTGTTCGTTGTATAGTATTGACATCAGCTATTTTGAGCTCATTGCCACCTACATTCCTTACTACAACATCTGAGGAAAATAGTCTTCGTAGTCTACCAAAAAGTGAAGTATCTGCCATTAAACGTTTAATTTATATATAAATAGTCTATTTTAGTAACCAAGTAATATCTTCAGTACCACCTGGCGTCTTTATAAGATAAGGATTTTCTTTCTTATTTCCAACTGTTTTTATAACAGCTTGGTTTCTAGCATTCAAATTGCTAAAAGAAGATAATTGAGCTCTAGCTAAATCCATGCCCTGTTGCCTCAATCTTAAAGCAGTATCTCTAACATATAGAGCTGATGCGCAAGACATAATTAAATCGTCATTATATCTGGTTTGAGCTTGAGCTTTTCCGTTTTTCCATATGAAAACACGCATTTCTTGTAATAATCTTTTAGATTGAAACGTAACAGACTTTTCTCTAACGTATTCAATCATTTTTGCTATAACTAAAGGTCGTGTTCTCATAGACATAGTAAAGCCTGGTACTAGTTTATCTCTTTCATACTTATGCATATAAGATTCAACAGTATCTAATTGATTAGTTGGGCTGTAATATAAGTTTCTATACTCTCTTTCTAAGATCTGTTCTATAGTAGCCCATCCAATATTAGCATTTTCTACTACTAATAAAGCATCATTATACTCAGATGCTATAGCTACGAGTACATTACCGAAATCTTTAGGTGCTATTTTACCTTTATATTCAGCTACTTGAACACAATTATCTATATCGAATACATGAAATGCAGAGTAGTCAGTAGAATCTCCTCTAGCTACGTCTGCACACACCATATATGATTTACTGTAATCAGCAGATTCCCAAATCCATAAATTACCATCAACTCCTCTTCTTTCCATAGGTTCTTTTTCATAAGTTTGTTCATAGTAAGTCATATCTTCAGGTTCAAATACCGTATCTCCAGAAGCAAGAAAGTCACAATCACATTCTTGACCTGCCATTCTTGGACCTAAATCTGCATCTTGTTGTTCTCTCCACTTTTGATCTCTCTCAGGATGAACTGTCCATGGTAATCTTATAGGAATAAAACTATTTTCTTTTACTACTGCTTTTTCCCATGTAAGATGAAACCAGTTACCTACACCATTAGGAGTAGATAAAGCCATACATTGACCACCTGTAGCTAATGTTTGTTGTGCTGCAGTAAACGTTTCATCAATATTATCTATAAACGCCGCCTCATCAATTAGAAGTAATGATACTGCTTCTGATCTTGCTGCATCAGTATTAGAAGACTTAGCTGCTATTCTTGATCCATTTTTTAATCTTAATGATAATTTATTTTTTTCTACTGAGGGTAGTTTCAACCATTTAGGAAGCTGGTCATACATAAAGATAACTTTAGTAACTAAGTTTCTAGCTGTAGCTTGAGTAGTTGCTAATGCTAATACGTTTTTATCTTTATGAAATATCATTAACCAGAGGGAATAAGCTGCTGATAATGTAGATATACCTAGCTGTCTTGACTTTAAAGTAATGACATATTGATTATCTTTGAATACATGAAGTATTTTTTCTTGAAAAGGGTATAAGTTAAAAAGAATCCTACCTCTAGTAGGGTGCTGAATATAGCAGTACTTTCTCATAAAGTACGCCGGATCTTTAGCGCACTTAAGATACTCTTGTGCGATTATTTTTTTTATATCTTGTGCCATAACTATTTAATTTTTTCAAACTTTCCATCTTTCAACAAATATATATTAGAAGAACGGTAAGCTACAGCTTTAGTCATTGCAATAGCTTCATTATTTTGAATACCGAACATTGTTCTATCTCCTCTATAAGCTGCTGTGAGGTAAGGAGTATACTCTCCTTTAGGTATATTTGGTGGAAGAAGTACATGTTCTCCAGATAATTCATATTTATTATCTCCTATCTTTTCAAACTCTACTTCACCTTGAATGACTATATTTACATTTTCTTTACTATTAGGTTTCCCATATTCAGGTCCAAAGATCAAAAGTTTAATAAGTTCTTTATCTTTAATTGGAGCAATAAATCTTGTTTTATTGGGAAGTCCTTCTAGGTTATTATCAACCAGAAATTTTTTGAGGCCGTTATTAAAAGCTACAACTTCTGGATGATCAGCATAAGCGGTGTATCCGCTCCATCTTATAAAGTCAGATGCAGCTGGTCCTTTACTTCCTGCTTTTTTATGAGAAATAAATACTACAGGGTTACCTTTTTCGTCTAATAAATTAAAATCAGATTTAGGCATTCCTGATTGAGTTTCTGCAGAACCTATTTTGTATGCTTTTCCGTTGACTACTACGTCAATAGTACCTCCTTCAACATCTATGAGGCTGTTTAATTTTTTTTTAAGAATGTATAGATTCTCATCTTCTACTACTGTTCCTGATCCTGCTCCTTTACCTCCAAATTCTGGTGTTTTTAAAAGATCATTTAGTGAAACAGAATTGTTTTCAGAATCTATAAAGAAAGGAAAATTATTAACTCTACTGCCTGCTATTTTTCTAATACCGTCTAAATCTCTATTTTTAAATAGATCGGCGTATTCTTCTGAGGCAAATTTTAATTTTACTTCACTACCATCAGTGTTGTAGAAAGAATCATTCGACTGTACCATATCATAAAACTTAACCAATCTAGGAGCCCCTCTTTTAATAAGTTCAGAAAATTTAAGTACTCTATATCCCTTATCTAAAACCTCTATTAGGTCTATTCCAAACATAGACTCAAATAACCTTAAATCATCTTCGTTATTAAGGTCAGGATATCCTTTTTTGGTTCTATATGACCATTCTAATATTACTCTATCTATAAGATTCATTAGTCTCTTTTTAGATCTTGTTCTGGCATATCGATATCATCAGGATTTTTTTCAAAGCTTGTATTAGTTAAAGTATATTCAACTTTTCTTACATTTTTACCGTCTTTGTCTCTGACATATACCTCTACTCCTGCAATTGCTCCTAATTTAATTAGATCATCAAGTTGATCTCCTGATATTCCTATACCGGTAGGGGCCATTTCTTCATCTAATTTAGATTCATCTATAGTGGTCACTTTATTTTCAATTAAAAATTTTCTAAGATCAAAATTATTTTTCATATCACTATTTTTATGCTTCAGGTTCTTCAGCTGGTTCTTCGAAATCTATAGGCTCATCAGTTAAATCTGCTCCTCCTTCTTCTCCTCCTTCAGGATCAGGTGCATCTAAATCAGTTCCTGCTCCAGTTCCAGCATCAGCTCCAGGAAAATCTCCTCCTCCACCAGTATCAGCAGAATCTACGTCTGTTCCTGCTTCTCCTGTTTCTCCGCCAGATGCTAATGGTGCTTGTCTATATAATACTTCTAATTTATCTAATGCTTGTTGGTATTCTGAAATTTTATTTAAATAGTATCTTTTACCCATTATTTGAGCTTGAAAACCATCTCCTAACCATTTAAGTATATAATCTTGACCGTTTTTCAAATTTACTCTGAATGATGTAGGTCTAGGAGAAACCCAATCAATACTTTCAACAAATTCTTTGAAATCTTCAGTTTGAAGTTTAACAATAGCATTCTTTAATGTAGGAAATTTATTAAGCATTATATCAGTTGAATCTTCTAATACTGTTTCTTTAGATGCTTTTGGATCTGGTTGTTCTTCAGGTTCAGGTTCTTGTTCGTTTACTAAGTCTGATAGGTTTTCATTAAGTTCGTATCTTAAATAAGCTCCTACAGTATTATTAAGTTTACTACCTTCATTCAGTACTTCTTCCATTGCTCTTCTTATCTTAAATCTTTCGTACTGTTCAGGGTGATTTTTTCTAAGGTAAGATTGCATCTTTCTAAAGTTAGTCTTTATTAATTCAAAAAGATCTTTAGCTTCTTGATCCGACTTAACAGAATCTCTACCCATCAAAGTTTTAATATCTTTCAAAATTTTAGCATACCTATTGTAAAGGTTTTCAAAAGACGGCAGTCTTATTATTGCATGTTTATATGAATTAGTCTCTTTATTATAAGCTGTGGTATAATAATAAGTCTCATATTCTTTATCTACATAATCTCTAGTAGGATCTCCAGGAGCAGGTCTTCCTTTATATTCTACATTTTTTTTCAAAGATGTTTTTATATTATTAGGAATATCTTTCCAAAAAATTACTCTTTTGTCCTCTAGTTCATCATCAAGATCAAAACTCTTTCTATCATCTTGTTCTATTAGAGCCTCTGTGTAAGCTTCTAAAATTATATTTTTAAGATCCTTTTTTTTCATTTTTTCCTTCTAATGCTAATTTATCAATAATAGGTTGTTTTTCTTCTGAATCTAAATAATGGAATGCTTTAGATAAGTAGTCTTTAGACAATATTAATTTACTTTGCCACCAATTAGGAAAATCAACTTCTCCATCAAATTGATCATACTTAGCTAATTTTTTATATAACTTAGCTGCAAAAGTTGCTGCTTCATATGCTGTGCTTTTAAGCATACCGGGTTCATCATCTTGATGACCTATATCAGTATCTTCATCAATATTCTTTCTTCTGGGATACTGAGTAGACATATCTTTTAAGTCTCCTATGACTGATTGCATTGCTCTAGCCATTCTTGGGAAATCATCGGCAGGTATTTGGATATACTCTCTACCGTAAGTTATCTGCACCATTAATCCTCTTTTACCTCCAAAGAATCTTTTTATTTGTAGACCACCTTTATCGTATAGTTCAGTACCTTCTTTAAGTTCTTTCTCTTCCATCGGATAATCTTCATCATCTAAATCATCATACCCATAATCTTCCAATCTATCTACTTCACTACCTAATGTAGTATCATATCTATTATTTGAGTAAACCATATTGAATACGCCATAGCCGTCCATTCTTGATAATTCATTAGGAAAGTTCTGTCTAACTATATCTCTAGCTTCTTCTCCAAGCTCTTCTACTCGTCCAACAATATCTTTTAATCTATCTAAAGCTTCATCTTGATCTGCATTTTCTTGAACGTTAGGATCTAATTCTTGACCTCTACCTACATTTGCTACAGCTTTTTCTAAAGCAGCTTCTACTTGTTTTTTCTTTTTAGTGAGTGATTTTAAGTGATCCATTACTGAATGTTTACCTGGTTCAGAACCTCCTTGGTACATATGGTCACCGCCTTTTTCTTTTCTTAGAGCATTAAGCTCTTTCATTTTATCAACTATTAATTTATGAACTTTTTGTAATTCAGATACTGAGTATTTTCCTTTTGGTAGTTCTTTATCTTCAATTGCTTCGTTGCGGTCATCTCCAAATCCTCTTAACATATCTTTTAAAAGTTCAGCTGCTTTTTTGATCATACCTACATCTTGTCCTACTTCACCGGATTGTAGCATTTTTAAAATATTTAAAAGCTTTATCTTTTCTTCTTTTCCTATATAATATAAGTCACCCTCTTGTAGTGTAAGGGTATCCTCTTCTGATGATCTAATTACAGCTTTAAGTATTTGTTTTAATTTACTAAATTCTTCACCAGTTACTGGGTCTTTATCATACCCTAATCTTGCTACAAAGCTTTTTATAAAATCTATATCACCGTCATCTAAGTAAACTAAATCGCCTTCTTTAACTAATTTATCGAGATACTTAGCCTGTCCTGCATGACCTTTAGAAGATTTTTTTAAGGACTTACTCATATCTTTTAACTTCTTTTTTTCAGCTTTAGATAATTCAGCTGATGCTTCTTTCATAGATGATTTCATCCATGTAGCTAGTATTTGTCTAGCTGTATTTCTATCCAAACCGAATTCAGCTCGTAAATAAGGAACAGCACCAAACATGTTAGTTACACCTGAATCCCTTAATTTGTTTAAATATTCGAAGTAATATTCTGGATTATCTATTTCTTCTTCGTTATATTGAGTTACTGGAGGTACTTTAGATCTTTGTTTATCTTTTGGATCACTTAATCTAGCTCCTTTTTCTCTAGCAGCTTTTGTTAATCTACCTTTAACCAAGTTACCTGAAGCGGTAAAATAATGACCGGAAGGTGCTCCTTTAGTTTCATTATTTTTTTTAATATTAATAAGTTTTTGGATTTTACTTATTCGATCTTCTTTAACTTCTACCTCATTAAATTTAATAGGTATAAAAATTTCAAATGCTCTTATATCTGTACCCTTCTCACCTTTACCTTGACCTACATCTAATCCTTCCTGTTTCATTAAGAAGTCTTTTACAAATTCTGTTACATATTTAAGAGCAACTTTAGGTTTAGCAGTTCGATTTAAACCGGTTGGTCCATCAATAGCTACGTATAACGTTGTACTATCTTCTTTGAAAGCTCCTTTTTGACCAGTAGGGTATATCCTGAATCCTATATTATCTCGAATCTTAGATAGGTCAGACTTGGCAAAAAAGTTATCGATTGCTTTTAATATATTATTTACTCCGGCTTTCTGTCTAGGTGAATATTTTTCAAACTCTGTTCCAATTCTATCCATAAAAGCATATCTGTTAAATAAAATAGTAGATTTAGGTTCATAAATTTTATCTGCTTTATTTTTGCCAAAACCAAAAAATTCTTTTACTCCCTGACTAGCATCTTTAATCTTTTCTATATGACCGTCTAAATAATCAACTCTGTCAACTGGTAGACCCATGCTTGAAACTTGGTCTTTAATAGTAGCAGATACGTATTGAGCATCATTTAAAATTTTTGTAGCATAAGAAGAATCTTTTAACGCTCTTATTTCCATTTTAAATAATACATCATGT